AACAATATCCATAGATTGATCTTCTGTAATAGTAGGACCTCCAGAAGCAACAGATCTTAATGGGTTTTCTTTTACATAATCAAGATAATCTTGGTCATTTTGTCTAATACCATGTCCTATTGTTGGATTACCTTTATGATCAAGATAACCCTTAGAACTAAATCCTTCATGGTCTTTAATCATATTAAATGTATTAACCAATTCTTCATCTTCAGGTCCAAGAGGACTTGGAGCTGGAGGAATTTCTTTATTTAAGAAAGGTAATATACGCTTATTGTCCATTATTCATCATCATCATTTCTTCAGGACTATTCGGTTGAGGTTGTCCATTGATAACTGGAGCTTGTGCTGGATTAGGTAGATTAGCTGGAGGTTGTATGCCCATCTGTTGATCTATCGTAGGTCCACCCATAGCATCAGGAGCTTGCCCTTGCATTGAAGCATCTGGAGGCATTTGTGCTTGTTGTGGAGCAGCAGGAGATCCACCAATAGGTCCTAAAGGTTGTTGACCTAACATACCTAAGATATCTGGATCTGTGTTTCTTAAAAGATCCATATGTTCTCTAATATGTTTATCAGTTCTAGCAACTAATTCATTATCAAAACGTAATTCTGGATCAGATAATACAGAAGCATGTTCTTGTATATGCATTCTATGGTCATCAGTAAAAACCGCAACTACTTCTTCATTAGATACTAATCTTTCGTTTTCAGAACGAACTAAATATAACTGAGATTGAGTATCTTCAGTCATAACTTCAATTTTACCATGATCAATAATCTGTAAATAATCTGCTGGGTTCTTAATAATGCCCATTTGCATCATCTGTTCAGCCATTTCAACTCGACCAGCAGTAGTTCTAGCTAAAGGATTACCAATATCAACAATAACACGATTTACAGAAGATAAATCATCTCCAGTAAATTCTTTCATGTAAGGTCTATTAGATTTTCCAGTGATCATAGCAATACGAGGAACGCTTGCAAAGTCTTTTAATAGATTAATTAAGCCAGAACCTAAATCTTCAAGCATAAAAACATAAGATTGTTGTAATCCTGAAATAAATTGTAAACTCATAGATTGAACTAAGGCTAAAGCATTACCAGATCTTAAATTTGGATCTGGATTACCTCTTGAAACAGAGTTAATTCCAGAGATAGTTTCAATTGCTCTTTCATACATAGCAATAGATTCAAATATTTCTTTAGGTGTAGCAGTTAAATTTAATGGTTCAATCTTACCGAATTGCATATTTGCTTCGATAATATTTAATCCACCAGATAATTCACTCATAGAAACATCAGCACCTTTAGGTACTAATATATTTTGTACTCCAAATGCTGATTGATTAGTTAATACTGTGCTATATAAGCTATTTACAGCATCTTGTAATGGTAATACGTCAAATAAATCAGTATAACCATATGGAGTTCCTAGTATGTTAGCTGGAGCAATACGATAAATAGGTAAATTACGATAAGGAATTGGTGTATCTAAACAAACAGCAGAACTAGACAAGAACATCATGTATCTACCTTCAGGCATACTCTCAGTTCTTTTATGAAAAACTTCATATACTGGAATAAGTTCTGTATCATTTAGTCCCATACTATCAATATAGTATGTTTCTAACTTATCTTTAGTCGGTAAAGACATAATTTCATCAAAATGTTCTGGATATTTTGCAGCTAGATCGTGTCTATTTTTAAATGATCTAACGAAAACCCAGTCATGTTTATTATCTTCACGATTAATATCAAAAATTACATCAAATGGTGAAAGGTTTGTAAATTCTACATCACCTTCACGTTCTTCGATTCCTAATTCTTCATTAAAATCATAAACATCACCAACCGTAGAGTTCCATTCCATCTTTATGTAACCAGAACCGAATACGATTGCATATTCAACTGCAATTTTTACATATTCTTCAAGTCTTTTTTCTCTCATGTAATAATCTAAAAGACCATTAGCTAATTTTGTTTGAACTAAAGACTTATAATCAGTATTTGTTGCTCTAGCTTGAAGAGAAGGACGAGTTGAAGTTACCATTTGTAACATATGTCTAGCAACGTTTCTTAAATGATTAACTGCAATATTAGTTAATTCACCTTGTTCTCCACCAAAACTAATTTTATGGCTACCATCATTTGATTCATAGTAGTTTCCATGATAAGCAGAGTACATTGTACGAAGTTTATCTAGATATCCGTTTGTATCTAATCCTTTAAACCACATGTCAGCTTTTTTAAGAAAAATCTCAGCAGCTTCCTCACTTGGTTTAGCAGCAAAATACATATTTTCTTGTTTCTTATCCATGTATAAACCTCTATAATGACTTGTTAATTACTTCTTTTTATTATTAAAAATTTCAAGTAAACGTTGATCGTAATCCTTCATATCTTTTTTTCTTCCACCAAAGGAACTTTTAGAAGATATTTTAGATGCCAATGCACTAAATGAACTGTTTTTAGCAGTTTCATTATTATGAAATAAATTCTGACTTGATATATCTCTAAATGAATACCCTGGCGGATACGGATTTCTAGCTTTATCAATATTTCTTATTAAATATATAAGAGCATCTACAGCATCTAAATGTGATCCATTCAATAAACGTTTATAATCTTTACGACCTTTTTCCCAAATACCATTTTTTAACTCATTTATTAAGTTTTTACATTTAGGATTTATGATTATTTGACGATTAGCTATAGTTGTTCTTAATTGGCTTAAGGCTGCGTCTTTATTGTCTTTATGTGTTGGTATGAAAGTTAGATTATGTAGTCGTATAAGGTCATTTATGACGAATGGATTGTTGTCCGACACTCTCATGTAAGGTCTTTTCATTTCACCAGTCTGTTTATTATAGAAAATATTACCTTCTTTTTGCTTTATTTCCTGTGCTAAAAGTTCTGTTGTCAATCTAGAACCGTTCATACAAAATTCATCTTCAATAACAACCACACCATTCATAAAATCATAGTATGCAAATAATACAGCAGTCATATCCTTAAAACCTATATCCATAGAAAGATAAGCATCATAAAATGCTGGTCTAAACCATTCTTTTACAATATCTTGTTCAACTTCTGGAGTAAATTCAGGAACTACAGCGTCACCACTACTATGAGTGATTTCACATAGATACTCAGTTTTGAATTGATCGTCTTCTACACCTCTAGGATATGCTTTGATTATATCGCCTAGAATTTCTTTTGTAATACGAGGTTTAGTATCGAATTTTAAATCTTCAATAACATCATAAACAGTTTTTCTAAATAAAGTTCCTTCTTTTTCTGCTTCATTCAAATAATCAACAAACTCATGTCCTGGATTAGTTGGTGGAGTTGAAGAAAGTATGATTTTACCTTTAGTTAAAAGAGTTGAAGGAATTAAGACCGAGTTGATTATATACTTGAGATTACTACAGAATCCAGCTTCGTCAATAATACAAAGATCTCCATTACTACCTCGAAGTCTATCTGCATTTCCGCCATCACTACCAGCCATTTGAATACGAGAACCATTAGGAAAATCCCAAGCTCCATCTATTCTATTAAATTTTGGTCTTAAGTGTTTAGGACAATCATCTGATATATCTCTAAAGATAGGTAATAAATTGATACGAACCATTTTTTGTTCTGGTTGAACAAACTTAACGTTTTTACGAGGACTTCTTAAACAAGTCTCAAAAGCTAAAAGACATAAGTAATAAGTCTTACCAGCTCGACGAGAAATACTCATTGTTACTATTTTTTCATCACGACTTTTAATAAATTCATGAATCTTTTTTTGACATGTATCCATTTTCCAAGAAAGTTCACCAAACTCCCATAGTTTAGCTCTAGCTTGTTTAATTTGTGCTAAATTAGAATCTTCCATTATTTTTTATCCTCTGGAGTTACATCAATAGCTGTTGCCATTTTTAATAACTCCTTAATATCTTTAGCCGGAAGTGTAATAGAAGAATCTTGATTTGGTTTTTTTGCTTGTTGATCTTCTTTTAATTGTCTTTTATTTTTTAAGAATAAATCTAATTTACGAGTTTCATCTAATGTTAATTCATTATATCTAGATTTTTCTTTTAATTTTTTTAATTGAATTTCGATTAATTCTTCTTCTTCACTTATTTTAGGCGAGATAATTAAATCGTTATTTCCTATTATTGGAACTCTATTAGCCAACATTTCATGTAAGTGACTAATTTCATTTTG